TTATATGCTTGTTTTTAAGATTAAATTCTCGACTTTTTCCAATCGTTCGAGGTATTCCATTTCTGCCGGAAATATCTCTAACGCCCTTAAAATTACCCGTCTTTCATTGTGGTAATCTCCCTGCTTCCGGTATAGTATCATTAATCGTTTGTAGGCGTGATGTGCAGAATATCCGAGAGCTATATTGGTTTCATATGTGGTTATGGCGGCCTCGATTTTCCCTATTTTTTCATAGGAAATTCCCTTGTTGTTGAGTTCGACACAATGTCGTAGAGATGCTCCACGCTTGCGGTTTTTGGCTCGAATCTCGGATAATTGTTCCCGTGTGATTGAACTCGCAAGACCCTGTTTTGCGGCGGGAGGAGATTTGGTTTGTCGCTTTGAATTATAGATGCCTTGCAGTATGCCTCCGATAGCGGCGACAATAACCCCGAACAGAATGAGATAGAAGAATGTGCCCATATTTTGTCGTTTTGGCGGTACTATCGCCTTGACAGGGGCACACAAAAAAGTGTGGGCGTCCTTGGTTGGTTTAGAGGCATCGCCAAACGCCCGAAGTCTCAACAAAGGAAACGCCCACGTGTATCACGTAGGCGTCCACCATTGTTCCTGAGACCTCTAAAAAATTTGGCGATTTTCTAAACCTCAAAACAATAGCAAACGCTATATTACAATAATTCAGCCCAAATATAAACAAAGTTTTTGATTCGGGATTGATTCATAGCGGAGAATATTGTTGCGATGTTAGATAAATCGCCGAATAATGGCGAAAATCTTTTTTCTGAACGTTATCACCAATAATGCAACCACAATCCAAAAGCCTTTTATCTGTGTCTGTTGCCACCATGTCAATTCCCTTTCAACCTGCACGGGCTTTTCTACGATTCTATCCCGATACACGATACTATCCCGATAAATTATCTCTTTTTCGGTCGGTACGGGCTTTTTCTGTGGCTTATTTGTCAGCGAGTGGAATAATGCCCCGTCGGGTGTTATTCGGGCGTCAGAAGTGGCAAAGGACGTTTCCAAATGGCTTGTTGTGTCCCGCACGGTCTCCCGCACGATTTCCACAGGGACGTCCATATAGACCGTATCGAGTACACGTTCGTATCGAACGACGGTTTCCACCCGAATACTGTCGGAGGTAGTAGTCGAAAGGTGGCGGCACGGACAACATGCCGTAACCGCCAAAATGAAGATGAGCAATAGTTGTTTCATTACGCTGAAAATTTGATGTCGTTGATTCTATTTTTCCAACCTTTAAGGAACCGGCCTTGCGTCGGGTTGCGCCGCACAATGTCCTCTACGAACTTGATACGTTCATCTTTGATTCGGACAAAGAACTCGGCAGGGTTTTGAGAGTTGAGTGCCGCCATTGTCTTGGAGCCAACGATGCCGTCCACGGCTACACCCAATATCCGTTGCGGAATCTTGATGCCGTGAATTCCAGATGCCCACACCCAATCCACGAGAATGTTGGCGACCGATTGATTTTTGATTTGGTCGGCCTGCCACCTGTCCCAATAACCGGATTTGAAGATGTGCAACCATTGAGCGTCGGTAATACGCTTCAACTGCTCTACGGATGCGTCTTTTCCGTAAAATTGTCGGAATGTTCCGATTGTGATACCTTTGTTTGTTGCTCCACCTCTATCGAGAGGGTCGTTTACGAATCCACCCTCCCATTTCAGGATAAAGGGCTGCAATAGTTCTGCTCGTGCCATAATTATTTGTATTCGGGTAAAATGTACTGAATGTGGTCGGCCGCCTCTTGCAACTGCTGCCGCAGGGATGCCGGTTGTAACTGCTGCTCGTGGGTGAAACCGCAGAAGATAGACCCTATCCAATCGTGTTCGTCGTCAGTCAGCCGTTTCACGACAACCGAGCAACAGCCGTTCGTCGTCATGATAGCCCGTGCTCGTTTATCTTTGACCTCGGTATCGATATTGCGATAGAGAAGAAAATCACGAGCGGATAGTTCGGCGGAGAATGCTGCCACATCCGACATTGGCAGCCGTTGTACGTTCGGCTTCATGGCAGATACGCCGTTTCGTTTCACTTCCAAACTGACTGACAAAAACAAATTGTTCACGAGTGGGTGCGGTTGGACAATATATACACGGTCGGCCTGCAATTCGTGCAGGAGCTGCCACAGCACACCGTATATTTTGGCGATATTGTCGCTGCGCTTGACTGACTTTACCTCTTCTTCGGCTTTCCACTTTTCGATTTTGAGGTCAGTCAGCTTGTTCTTAGCATACTGATTATATGAAAACCAAGCCGATAAAATGACGGCTATCGAACTGATAATTGCAGGTATATTCTCCATAATCCTATTTTATTTCCCACAAAGGTATTGAAATGATTGTATTATAATCATATTTTTAGATGAAAATTAAATTAATAATGCTTCTAACGCATTGATTTTATCCCGTATATTTTGGCGTTGATCGTGCAACTTTTCAATATCATACGGTGAAGTTGCTCGTGTTAAGGACGCTTCATAGCACTTGATGATTTTGTAGTCGCTATTCGATAATTCGGCTTTTAATGCTTCGATTTCTCTCCGCACTTTTTGAGTATCGAATACCGGTTTGTAATGATAAGCAATCCGGTTGCCAGCATCATAGGGCATGATGCGCACAACATATCCGTCCTCGCATTGTAATCGAGATTCATCAAGTCGCTCGACCGGTTTCCAGCCGTTGGCCGACAACTTCTTTATTTGTTCCTCGACGGTAATCGTTCGGCTTTTTATTTTACCGTCGGTATCTCGATAGCGTTCCTGCTGTTCTTCGATATTCCGAGATACGAGGTAGCCTGCATCGTTTATATATCCGTATTCTGTCATAATTCTGATAAGTTAAAATTTCCACCGGCTGACTAACCAAGCCTCCTTTTTCACGTCGTTCAAATAAAAGATAGCAAAGGTGAATTTTGCTTCCCAACCCTCCGGCACATCGTAGTAATCATTGGCACTGATGTCATCAAAAATGAATTGCCCTGTCCGAGCGCGGAAACGCATACCGCCTTGACCTATCTGTTTGGCGAAAATTACCTTTCCTTCCATTTCGCCGGTAGGTAGATAAACAGTAGCAGTTTTTCCTGAATTAGAGAAACCGAGGCATTGGGTATATCCGTCGTACAGATAGTATGTTCCTGCATCTCCGATGTATTTGGGGCGAAGAATAAGGCCTGCGGCCATCAAATCCCAAAAATAGCCGCCATAGGCAGGGGCATTGCCTGAATTGGACGCTCGTCCGTAGACGCCTGCTATAATGGTACTCTCTTTCTCGAACATCCAATCATTGTTCACGTTTCCAAACCCCAGCCCGACAACTGCTCCGTAGTGTGTATAGCCAGTCGATATGGGCAGGGCATTAGTTTTGGCATTGTTACAAAATACCCCGCTTGCAGAAAGATAGGCAACGCCATTATCGTTTCTTGCCGAAACCTCACCCAATGCGGCATCAATGTCGATCTCCGAACCATCGTTGTCGAGCGAATAATCCCCGCCGGTCGATGTTGATTTCAGGTGAATTTTCCCCGTCTTGCCATTCAGGTACATTGCTGGGACGTTCCCCGATTTCATCGTGGATTTGATAACCTCGTCCGAAAAATAGAATCCGGCAATCAAGGCTTCGCCGATGACTTTAAGCCGTTCTTTGATTGTGGCATTGCTCATTATCAGCGTGGCGAGTTCTTCATTATTCCAGTCTATGTAAACGCCATTCGTGCCTATACGGACGGCATTTTTCAGCAGGTCGATGAAACTTTTGCCGTCGGAGCTGACAATTCGGTCGGTCGTGATACGTCCCGGAAGAATTTCCGTGAAACCATATAACGAAGCATAACTCCGTTCGCCGTCGAACTCGCTGTTCAGGATTCCCATAAGCAGGTAATAGGAATCGCTTTCAGCGTTCATGGGTTTCGCTTGTTCGCTGATGTAGAACACGCCTGTTTGATTGGTGCGGCTAACTTTGGCATAGAGGTAGTATTTGCTATCCACGGCAGTTAATGTCGGCGTCTGAAATGCAGGTAACGACCAAAATTTGTACTCGCCAACTGCATGACTTGCCGATATAGACGTAATGCCGAGTGTCAGGTGTTGGACAATTCCGGCCGGAACGGACAAAACTTTTCGCTCCTTATCGTAGGCCACTTCGTGAACAACCGGCATCGGGTTTGTCATGCTGTTTACGAAGCGAAATTGCAGGCTTTCGTCCCCGACGAGCATAGCCATTGTCTGTACGGCAACGGGGTTTATGGATTTCGAGAAGTTGTCGAGTAGGGCATCGCCCAACATTTCGATAGTTTCCAACGAATCCCGATAGCGACGTTTAGTGAATTGTAAAGCCTCTTTGTGGAGGGTGTCCATAACGACCTCGTTGCTTTCGATTTTCCGCAAGTCGCTCGATACCGTTCGTCCGACGGTAGAGTTCGACAATTCGATTTCGGGGCTGTGGGGATTGTTGATGTAATCCTTTATCCCGATAATCCTGACAAGAACTCCCTCCGGTTGGAATCGTTCGTCGGCAAATTGAACAAATCCCCCCAATTTTATCCGCCCGCCTATATTGAGCCAATCTTTCTTTGCCCATATTCCGTCCAACTCGCCGGTGAACGTGAACTTCTGTTCCTCATTATCATACAGGTACTTCACTCCCTGTCGGAACATATCCCACGATGCTCCGGTTTTTGTGGCGTTGTCGCAGATGTACGCAGCGGGCAGCATACAATGAAATACGGCGTATGTATCTCCGACTTTGGGTATGTAATTCCCGCCTGGCATTGTTTCTCCGTCTATGTCCTGCGGAACGATTTCAAACCGGCGGGCGGCTTTCCCTCCGGTGGCATTGTGGATATACTTTGCCTCGAATTCTTTTCCGGCCAACATTCCCGTCTGTGGAATGATTGTCAGCGTTTCACCCGCTATCAGACACTCTTCGAAATTCAACGAGGCAGGGATGCTGTTATCCACGATGTCGTAAAAATGCTTGTTGGCATCAACTACCGTAACGGCACTGATCGTCCCCACGCGGGAGGGGTATATTTCTGTGCAATCAAGGCTATCTTCTGCCTGTGAGGATAGCGGTTTATCGGCACGACGGATTGAGAACCCGTCCGCATCCGTTTGGTAGGTTCGTGCCTTACTGCTGTTAAATTCCTGCTCGCCCTCAAAGTGCTCTCCGTCGAATCGGATTGTTTGGTTTTTGGGCAACAATAACTCGGAGCCACCGTATTGGCTGGCGTCTATATTTCGCTCCCCGCCTTGAACATACAGGATTTCGATAGGTGTAGAATCTTCGTAGTTAGAGCGTCCGATACCGGGCTTAAATCCATTCCCTTTGCCATACGACAACGGCAGCGGATTGTCTCTGTTGTACTCGACTTTCCATAATGACACCTGCTTGCCGACAAATTCATATTCCGTTTCCCACTCATCCGCCATTTGAGATAGTGCGTCTATGCAATACGCATGGTTGTACGATATGGCCTTTTCAGGAGCATCGATACACCGCCCGATAGTCCAACCGCTGTCCCGTTGGTTCATGTTATCCACGAACATTTGCAGGTGTTCGATAGGCTTGGCTGTCAGAGGAAATTTTAGCCGTCTATCTACGGGGTTCCTAAATTTCCACTTGCCCGCCTTTGCCTGTGGCGAATCGAATACGACGGTGTACTCGAAATAGCGGCTGTGCTTCATTTTCAGGCTTTCGGGCTTTTCGAGCGTATAGGTCTCGTTCTCATAGACACAATACGCTCCGACAGGTATTTCGACGTGTTCTGCCAGCGAAAAATAGAGCGTTAGATTATGGTCGCCTTTAATTGCCCTATATCGGTAGCTGTTGTCATCAACCTGTATGTCGAGTATTTCGGTATTGTTATGGAAAATCTTCATCACGTAAATTGGTATATCTTCCCGTTGCCACACTTGGTGCAGCGGATTGTGGTTATAAACGGAAATTCCTCTTTGGGAATTTGGTCGAGAACACTTTTAATGGCGGATGAGTTTGTGAAGAACTTACCCTCTGTTCCGTTCTGCGTGAACTTAATGAGGTAGCGTCCCTCCCCGTGTTGCGTTTTCATTCCGGGGATAAAGTCGATAACCTCTATTTCGCTGTTCAGAACGTCCGTGATAGACACCTGTTGGCAGTTGAAAATCTTGCGGTCGTCTTGCTGTGTGATGCCGAGTTCGCTGAAACGCTTTGCCATATTACCGGATATTAAGAGTTTCACAATCGTCGTCGATTTGACGTTTGATAGCTGCTCGCTCGGCTAAAAAGGCTTTGTATGCAGCGATTTTCGGCTGGGCGTCGGAACTTGATTTCGCCCCGTAAATGCCCATTGATGCAGCATTGTAGTCGTTGATAAGTTTCTGCTCGTAATCCCTCGGCCATAGGTGGTTGATTACAGCCTCAGTCAGTTTGTCGCTCGTTACCGTACCCCACACGACAACTTCCTGACACTCCCATTTCGTTGTGGTTTCTTCCGTGTCAGTTCCGGCAGGAATTTCAACTTCTTTAATGTCCCAACGGTAGGTGTAAGAACCGTCCCCGTTTGCCTCATAGATAGAGGGCTTTTTGTCATAGGTTGCCATAGAAATTCGGTTTAATTATGGTTTTCAATAAATGTTTTGAATTGCTGTGCTTTGCCCAGCCGAGCCAACTGCACACACCTTGTTTGTAGTCTTTGGCAGATAGGTTAGGCTGCTTGTTGAGCCGGGCGGCAGCACGGCAAAAATTCTTTTTGATGCTCTTGCGAATTAGCTTGTGTTCATGGTAAAAAACAAACCCTACGAAATCCAATCCTCGTCCGTGCTTATCGCTACGGCTTTTGGCGATAGGAAATACCTGATAATTGGCCTTAATCGTCAAATGCAGGTTATCACGGAGGTAGGTATCTATCCGTGTAAGTAAATCATGTAGGAATGCTTTGTCCTTATGTAGAAAGACCATGTCGTCGGCGTATCTGAAATAATATCTAACACCAACCTCCTCTTTTATCCAATGGTCGAAGTATGCGAGGAACAAGTTGGCGAAATATTGGCTTAAATAGTTGCCGATAGGGACACCGGCAGCGCTATCTATGATTTGGTCGAGTAGAGCCAGCGTGTCCGTGCATTTTATTTTTCGGCGCACGATTTGTTTCAGCACATCATGGTCGATACTCGGATAGAATTTCTTTACGTCGATTTTCAAGCAATATCGGGTGTTTTCTACGTCTTTCAATGCTTTGTCCACTTTCTGCATACACCCGTTTATACCCCTGTTTTTGATGCAGGAGAACGTGTCCGTCGTGAATACCGAAACCCATATCGGTTCGAGAATGTTCATTATTGCGTGATGAACGATTCTGTCAGGGAAATACGGCAACCGGTATATCTCCCGCTCTTTGGGGTCTTTGATGATGAATGTTTCGTACTGTGATGTTTTGAACGTCTTATTTTTTAGTGCTTCGTGCAAAGCGAGAATATTGGCCTCACGGTTTTTGTCGTGGCGACGTACTCCGTAAGAGCGCAGTTTTCCTCGTCTCGCTTTTTGGTCGGCGAGCTGGAGATTTTCTACTGCGATAATCTTGTCATATAAATTTCCTATCCGTTTCATTGCTTTGCTTTTCATACTTGGAGCCGTCGGTTTCCCTACCAGCACCTTTTTGTGGTTCGTGTTTTTTTGCCAAGAGGCAAGGTCGTCGTTCTATATTTTTGTTTCTTATAACCTTGAAAATCAGAGGTGAGAGCCGATGTTCGCATTCGTATTCGAGGGGGTGTTATTCGAATTCGCATAGCTGAAGCCTGCATTCGCACCGTTATTCGCATTACCGCTGAACAGGACACCACGAAGAACGACCAACCTTTTTTTGTTTTATGTCATAACTGCTTATTATTAAATTATTTACAAATTCGGTATAAAGCAAAGGCGAGAGCCGAGGTACGCATTCGTACGCGAGGGGGCGTTATCCGAATGCGCAGAGCCGAAGCCCGCATTCGCACCGTCAGCCGCAATACCGCCGAACAGGACACCACGTAATACTGTTCCCGACGAGGGAATGTTAGTATAGTGGTAGTCCGCCCAATAGGTTGTTGAACCCCCGCCGACTACAGCAGGCATGATGTCGCCGAACTCACCGAAGACAAGTTCTTTAACATAGGATTCGGTTCTGGCTTCCAATCCTCGGAGGGTATAACCATTGTAATTGCTGTCGTTGTAGTTGGCCGGATTGTCCGCCACATACACTTTTGATGTTCCGCCGTTAGCCTCCGAGGCGATTTGAATGTTGATGCCGTCACTCCAACCCCAAATATGGCCGAACGGATTTTCTATGCCTCGATAGCGGGGAACCATGACCGTCCCGTGCGTACTTCCGTCGGCTTTTTGCATAACGTAGGCTATCTCGCCCGAAGCGTTGCCGAGTTCGTCGGTGTAACCGCAGGGCACGAACGGATAATAACCGTTAAATCCGTTCCAATCCGGTGTGTTGGTAACACCGTTGCCGAGACCGCCTTGTGCAAAGCCATTTGCGTCCTTTTGGGCGTTGAAAGCCGTTTGGCAGTTACGGTTGGCGTATTCCACATAGTAAAGCCAAAATACGGCCTTGTATGCGTTGTAATCAAGGCAATTCCACTCGCTCGTAGCCGACGCATTGCGGAGGCGGGCTGCGCTGCGGAATGCTGTGCGGCTCTTAACCGTAACAGGGCGTCCGAGGAGCGACCGATACGTTCCGTCCCAATCCGATTGGTTGTTGCCGCCTCTGTAATCTGTTCCGGCATTGACAACCGAACAGAGTTTGCCCGTACTTCGCTCCATGGCGGCCTCATACGCCGAAATATACATTTTGGGAACGGCGTGATAGCCGGGCAGAGGGTATTCCGATATTTTGCACCGGCGTATCGTTCCCTCTGTTTCGAACTTGCGGTAGTGAGCCGGTATTTCGACCATGACCTGCCCGCGCGAACCGTCCAGCGTGTGGGCTTTCCAGTTTGTCGGGTTCAGATACTCGACGACCGTTCCGTTGTCGCTCAACAGGCAGCCCCGCATCCGGTTTTGAATGGGGAGGCTTTTATGGAGTGCAATGCTGCCGATACGGGTACACGTCGGTGTCGATACGGTCGTGTCCCATTGGATGCCGTAGGCGCATTGGTCTTCGACATAAGGGAGCAAGGCGGCTATTTTGCTCTGCTTGGTTTCTCCGTCCGTGTCCATAACCTCGACAATGAGTTCGAGGGGGTTTACATTCCCAATGTGCGGGAGTTCATTCAACCGCTTGCCGTTGTCGAAAGCGTTGATAATTTGAAGCACTTTTGCTTCCTGTTCAGGTGTTAATGCCATAATTGTCTTGTTATTAAGTTAATCTGAAATTGCCGTTCCCCATAAGACGCAGCGAATTGGATTTTACCTTTCGCAACTCCGGTTCCGCAACCGTAATTTGTATGGTTCGGTAAATCGACGTGTTCTCGGTCGGGATGACGTGGATTTTACTGATACCTGTCCGATTGACCATGATACTGCCGTCAGGTTGCACCGAAACGGCATTGTCGTCGCCAAGAAACAGTACGTTGCGCCCCGTGTTCGTCGGAAGCAGTTCGTATTTTATGCGTCCCGGCACAGTGTTCCGAAATGTTATACGAGGCGGATAGTCGAGGTTGATACCTGTCGGAATCATTTTGTACTGACCGACGAGCGATTTTTCCAGCTCCTCCAACCTTACAATAGTGGCTCGTGCCTCCTCTGTGGTCTCTCCCGCGAGATTTGCGGCGGTGTCGGCGGCTGTGGCTTTTTGGTCTGCGAGGTCGGCTTTGGAGTTAGCGTTGTTTGCCGCTGCTGTTGCTGCTCCGGCTGCTTTATCCGCTGCTCCTGCTTTCGTGTTTGCATTTTGGGCAGCTGTGTCTGCCGCCGTTGCTTTCTCCGTTGCATTTTTAGCAGCTGTATTGGCTGCCTCCGTTGCAGTATTGGCATTTTTAGTCGCTGTCTTTGCATCCTCCGCAGCCGTTTCTGCGGCTGTCTTGGCTTTATTGGCCGCCGTAGCAGCTTCATTGGCCTTGTCTGCTGCGGTTTTTAGAAACTCCAAACTCACCTTGACGCTCTTGTTAAGAGCATTTACCCCTATGGTATACAATCCAACAAGAGTATCTGCCAAAGGCAATTCGCTGATTTTTATTTTCTTGACGCCCATATTGTTATTGTTTTATCTCCTTTAAATCAATCGCAAAATCACCCTCCTCCGTTATAACCCATTCACCTGATTCGGCTGCAAGGAGGTAGTGCTCATCTTCTACTCGGAACGACGTAAAAACCAGCGTAACGGTAAATTTCAGCCAAATTTTCCCCGACGCATAGAACTCCGAAACTGAACCACTTTTATAATGACACGGATATTCCAGCCCTGTCGCATTGACGTATAACAACCGTTCGTCAGGGCGCACCAAGTCATACAGGAAAGCGTCATAATTGCGCCATAATTCGGTTTGTGTCGTCGCCCGCATGAGGCAAGTTACCTTTACCTCTTTTGTCTTGAATGTAACTCGTTCTCCGTCGTATAATGCGCCGCTTCGTGTTCCGATATTGCGGAGTAGGTTTTGTTTCACGGCGGGGGATTTTTCTATTTCGGATAGTGTCCCATCCAAAACACGTATGCCATAATCCGTCATATTGCGCCCGTCGAGTTCGTAATCCCCGTATGGGGGAACTGTGCTTACCGGAGCGACATAGGTGTAGCTGTCCAGCGGGAAGTCATCGGCAAGTCGCAGCGTAATGAAGCCGAGGTATAGAGCGGTATCAATGTTCGTGTGCGACACCATGCGGAGGCGGTATGTACGCCCGATTTCCTTGAAATTAAACGTGTGGTAGGCTTTGTCGGATAACAACTCTATGAAGCCCCCAAAACGGTAATTTTCGCCCATAAACACGAACTTCATGGCAAATTCTTTGGTGTCCAATACAGGCTCAGATAAATCCGCCTCGATACCGTCCTCCTCTTGCCAATCGTTGCTTTTGACAGATTTCAACGACGGAAAGGCCACAAGTTCATTGTAGCCGTTCTCCTGCACGAAAACACCGTATTCCGTGAAAGCGTCTTTCCCGTCTATGTAGAATCTACCTGTCATAAAATCATTGCTCTATCTGTTGCTTTTTTGATAACTTGACACCCGTGTTCGCTCGTTACGAAAACCACCGCCCACGCCGAGGCTTGGATAGAGGCTTGCGCTCCGTGCATTAGCATAACTTCATGGCGGCCTTTGCTGTTGTATGACAGGTTGGCCGAGGTATTGCCAATAAGCACTATTGTCCGCTCGTTTTCGAGCCGTATATGTCCCGCATCAATATAAACCCCATATCGTTCTACGCCGTACTGCTTGAACCGCCGGAGGGTGGTTATGTCGGGGAAGTGATATTTCTGACAAAACTCAACTCCCTGCGGCGAGGTGAACAGCCTGATGATTTGTTCGAGGTTCTCCGTGCCTTTGAACATACTGCACAACCGATATTTCTCCGCAATGTTGAATAGTGAGCGGCTTTCGCATTCCCGCTGCGCTTGTTGCTTGACGGACTTCCATTGTGCGTATATTTCGTTAAGTAGCGTTCGTTCCATAGTCAGTCACTATTTTTTCAGTTTTATGCCTTTTAGGGCAATGTCGTTTACTGTATTTTTGACCGCTTGCATATCGTTCTCAATGCGTTCCAACTTCGACAGATGCTTGGTATTGTCCTCAATTCCTGCGAGGTGTTCAAGCATCCGGGCACTATTGGCAACAAGGAGTTTTGCGCTCTCCATAAGGGAGTAGGTATGCCCCTGTATGGCCGTCGCCCGTCCGTTTAGTTCATCGACGCTATCCTGCGAAGCGGTGGCGATTCCTTTTTCCGATGCCTCACGGGTGGCGTCGCCCGTTACGGTAAACATATTTTTTACCGAATCGGGGAGGTTGTCCCATATCATTTTGAACTCGTCGCCTACGGCGTTCAAGTCGTTGGCGAATCCGCTCATCGAGCCTATGATAGCATCAATCCCGGCAAACTCGCCGTCTTTGTACCATTTCGCTTTGTATTTGTCGAAAATCTCTCCGAGCGGTTCTTCGAGATACTTGCTTACCAGCATTCGTTTAATGACATCAGCAACAATTTCGTTTACTTTGTCGCCCCATGCTTCGGCAGCATCCTCGCCCGCTTGGAATGCGTCGATAAACGCATCGGCCAATTCGTTTGCGATGTCTGAGGCACTACCACCAATAATCTCCTCGACAATCTCGTTGATTATTTTGTTGGCCTCCTCGCCGAGTTCTTGTATCTGTCGTTCTAAATCAGCAATTTTATCATGGTCGGTTTTTTTCTTGGCGTCCTCTTTCTTTATCTGCTCTTGGATGAGTAACTGTTGTTCGGCAATGTTTCGGAGTTGCTCTTTTGCATTGTCAAACTTCTTTTCTCCAAGAGCCTTATCAGCCGTGTATGCAATATTGGCATAGGCAACCGCCAATTTTTCTGCCGACTTCTGCATTATCTCGTTCTGATAGACAACCCGTCCCGTAATCATATATATCGAAAGGGCATATCGGTTTGTGGCGGTGTGAAGTTGCAGTACTTCTTTCGTCGTTTCGGCGTATACCTGTCGTACTTTCTGCAACACATTGAACGAGTTGTTCTGCAATCGCACCACATCGGCATTGTCGAGTTCCCATTGGAGTTGGTCAATACGACCTTGCAGCCTTTCAATCTCTTTCTGATATTTCTCGTCGTTGTTGAACAGTCCGATAATAGTTGTCGCTATGGACATTGCCGCCGAAATAATCGTCAGGATTACACTGGCTTTCTCCACCGTCTGAATTGCCGATGATGATGCCAACGCCGCAGTTTGCATCCCCGTTGTGGACGCCGTTGTAAGCGACACAATGCTATTTATCATGCTCAACGTCGAGGAAAGAATTGTCCCCGCCGTGCTGATAATTTCACCCGCCGTGCCGCCGACCGCATCTCCGATGCTTTCAAACTCACGCTCTGCCTCCTGCAATGTTTTGTAGAGGTCTTCCCATTCCTTAATAGAGCGTTTGCCCGGTGATACTTCATTTTCAGCCTTTGCCTGTGTTACCTTTTTACGGGCGGTGTTCACTTTTGCACGGGCGGTGGACAGTTGCTTGCTGTCGGCTGTCCCTGATTTTTCGAGGTCGGCCAATTCCTGCTCGGCTTTCTCTAACACTTGCTCCAACTGCCGCAATGTCATATTGGCTATGGCATTCATCCAAGCCTGATATGTCGCCTCCCGTGATGCAAATTGCTCATCAACCGCCTTTAGAGCCTCTTGCTCGTTACGATTAAGTTCATCGACATTACCTTGCGTAACACCTTTCCTCAATGTGCCGTCTTCGTTATGCAAGGCTTTACGCTTCCGCTCGTATTCTTCCGTTATTTTATTCCGTTGCTGTTCGTAGGTCATAAAATCGGCCAGCATCTGTTCGAGCGAGGTTTTGTTGGCTTTGTTGCGTATTTCTTCGGCTACCTTATAATATTCGGCGATTTGAGCCTGTTGCTCCGGCGAGAGGTCTGCGGCGGTAACGGTCGATCGGTCGAATGTCTCTCCTTTGGCTTTCGCTTTGGGGTTTTTGTTCTCCCATTCGAGTTCACGGGCATCACGCAGAGCCTCGACCATTTCTGCTTCTCGCTGCTGGTTGGCGAAAATCAATCGTCGATATGCAAGTTCCATTTGGGCTTGCTCTTTGGCAAACCCCTCATCCATAGCGTCAATACGAGATTGGGAAATATCCAATTCCGATTGCGTTATCTGTTTCTTGACATTCGCCTCATACTCTTGTATTTTTTGATTCCGCTCGGCGGTTTCTCGCTTTATTCTTGCGGCCTCGTTTTCCGCTTTGCCAGATTGTCCATCCGTGAGTGGTAGTTTTGTTTTTAGGACTTTTATACGGGCTTCAAGAGCTTTGTATTCAGCATCGTCTTTGCCGTATTTCAACTGCTCTTTTTGCAGCGTATCTATTTGTGCCTTAACATCCTTGATTACCGATAATTCCCGTTCACGTGCGAGGGTTTTATCTTTAATCTGCTGTATCTCCTGCTCTTTGGCTGCGATTGCCGCAGTGTCAGGGGTATCGGCTTTTTTTAGAGCCGCAAGTTCCTCTTGGGCTTTGGGAAGCCTGTCCATGAGTTGCTGTAAAGAAGCGGTAGCGGCATCGAATGTCGTTTCTTCCCCATTGTCCGTCGTCGGATTCTCGCCGAATTTCATACGGGCTTGCTCCATAGAACGATTGAAAATTACCCGTGCTTTTACAGCGGCGTCAATCTGCTCTTGGAGGTCATTTACAACAATTTCCGAATATACGGGGGCATCTGAACCGGGTATAATCCCCGTCTGCACTGTTTTTGTCCGGTTGAATGCCCCGATTATTTCTTTAATTTCATCGGTTATTTCAGCCTCACCCTCGATTACCGGCTTTATTTTCCAATAGTAAGTCTCTGACAGGCTTATGCCGTCAGTTCCCTTTTGCCCTTTGAACTGTTTATCAAGAAGTTTTTTTACTTCATCTTTAACGTCGCCCTCTTTTTCGGCCAGCGTATCCGCAGCATCTTTGGTAAAGGTTTCCATTGCCCGAGCTCGGGCAGCTTTCTTTGCTTCCTCTGTAATAAGAGCATAAGCGGCAGCAATGTCGTTTAGGGCAGTTTTTTCGTCGCCGAGTTTTTTCAGGTATTCGCCATATCGGTTTATTATGGCGTCTTTGGCAGCTCGATATTCATTCGTACCCTCTTTGGCTGCTTTCAATCGGCCAAACATTGCATCAATCTGATGCACCTCTGAATCAATCTCTTTGTTGGTGGCTTTGATTGTGTCATTGAGTTTGCTTTGGGCTTTTTCTGCATCTGTTTGGTAGGTTATGAGTTTATATAATCCATAACCGAGAGCGATGACAGCTGCTGCCGCCAACGCATAAGGATTCGCCATAATTACGGCGTTAAGTTTAGCGGCAACAGCAGTCAGACGGGTTTTAACGACGGCCAAAAAACCGCTCGCCGTAGCGTTGGCCGTCTGTGCCGCAGTATTTACAGCGGTTGCAGTCGTATTGGCTGTGCGGGCGGCGGTTTCAACTGCTGTTTTCTTGGCGTTGAAATCACGTGCGGCAGACTGATAGGCGAGGGCAGCGGTTTCCCGTTGTGTTTCTGCGGCGGCTAATTTGCGTTGTGCCACCTCTACCTGTTTTGCATTGCCTGTTGCCCCGATGTGCATTAATTCGGCAAGCCGTTGTTGCTCTAATTGCTTGGCGGCTATGTATTCAGCACGGCGAGCTGCAACGGCTTGGTTGGCAGCGGTAACATCTGCACGGGCTTTCGTCAATGCACTTTGGGCTGCTTGTACATTGGCGGCGGTTTCTGCTTTGACGGCAGTATAATACTCGACAGAGGCTTTCGATAATCCCATTTTCGAGATTTGCGCCTGTTGCTCTGCCGAAAGGAGTTTATATAATTCGGCAGCCTCCTCTGTGTGTTTTACCGTGGCGACGGATTGACGCACGGCCTCGGTTGCAATAAGTGCAGCACGATATGTTCCGTATGTGGCAACGATAACCGACAAGATTTCGCCGATTTGTTCGTAATGGCGTACAACCGTTGTAGCGGCAGAAATCGACCCCGTGATGATGTCTTGATTCGACGTGCCGATGTCGTTCATCATATCGTCGATAGCACCTTTCAGGTTTGATATGCTACCATTGATGCCTTTGCTCTGTTTTTCGAGCATTCCGTGGAACTTGCCACCCTCGGCGGTAGCAGCAGCGAAAGCGTCGGCAACCATTTCCGAAGAAATTGCACCGGCCTCCATATCCTTTTTGAGCTGGCCGATACTCTTACCGGTCTTTTCGGAAATAACGGAAAGCGGGTTGAATCCGGCGTTAATCATCTGCAAAAGGTCTTGCCCCATGAGTTTGCCGGTAGACATCATCTGTGAGAACGCCAGCGTCAGCGAGTTGAATTTTTGGGCATCGCCCATTGATATGTCGCCAATCTGTTTAAGGATTGGCATGACACGGTCGGCCTCAATGTTGAACGATAGAAGCATCTGCGCTCCTTTTGCAAGGTCGTTCAACATCATAGGGGTATTAACAGCAAAAGTCCGTATTTCAGAAAATAGGGCTTGCGCTTTTTGTTTGTTGCCCCCTAAAAGGGTCTCGAATGATATGGAAAGAGCTTCAACCTCTCCACGAACTTGAATGACTGATTTGGCGAACGTCGTAGCCTGCTGGACTGAAAATGCAACGGCAATAGCGGCTCCAATTCTTTTGGAAATGCTATCAATACGGCTTCCCTCCGATACTGCCGTATCGCCAATACCCTTGATGATATTACGAGATTCGGCGGCGTCTGCTCGCAGTTGGTTGTTATCCAACCCCAAACCGTAGTATAATTTGCCCTTGTCGTTTTGCATTACTCTCCGAATAATATTGCTCGGACTTTGTCCCTGTTGCGGGGGTCGTCCGCATTTATAACTTCATTGTCATCACCTTTATCCGCTCCATTTTCCTTTTTGCTTTTGTAACTCGGAAGAACTGCCCCGTACATAATCATGTTGGCATAGCTCATTTCGTACAAGACGTATTCGAGCGGAAGATTGAACCCTTTGACAGTTCCTGCGATTACTGCCCAGATGCTGTCGTTTCGGTCTCCACTTCCCTCGTCTGTCGCAGCAGATTTATCTCGGTCAGGAAAGTGGTAAGCCCGAAAAAATCGGCAACCTGCGACCTCTGTAATAGCCGTGCGGCCAGGTTGTGAAGTTCTCTTGGCGTGATGTCTTCCAGCAGAGATTTTGCGAGTTCGGATTTGTGGTCGATAGTTTCCTCGACTTCCACTTGCCCGGGTTCTTTGAGAAGCCCCCAAAAACGCCGTTTTTCGATTGTTTTGACCGTTTTGCGTGTCTCGGTTAAGCCTTTCGCTCCGAGTATCAGAATGGCGACGATTTCCCCAATAGGGCGGCAATCTCTGCCTATGGATAGAACCTCGTCCACAATGCGTTCTGCGTCGAGTTGCACTTTCGGCATCCGTGCAACAGCTTCTGACACCAAAATCAGTGTAGCTGCGCTTGGAGGGGCGGCCTGATATACTTTGTCGCCGACCATAATTTCCTCCGGTTGTTGGAGGATTGTTTGAGCGACCTTACGTTCGATATTTTCCGGCATAACTATAATTCTTATTTATGGCGAATCCGCCGTAATTAACTTGGTGCGGGAGCTGGATTTGCACCAGCGACCTCCAACTTATGAAATTGGCGAGCTACTACCTGCTCTATCCCGCCATGTGCGGAGGTTTAACCCCCTCCGCATGGGTATCGAGCGTTACGCTCCGGCAGCCGTCTTGACGTATTTTTTCAACGTCTTGCCGGTCTTCGGCTTCTTGGCGTCGAAAGTATACTTCCACAACTTACCGTCAGCCGACGACCACGATTCCGATACCGAGACGGATGCGTTCTCGATAAGGAAGCCCTCGCACTCCTCGTCCTCCGGCGTCAGGCGCACGGCGTAGTTGTCGATAACCACACCGTCCTCGTCTTCGATAGGCTTCTCGTCGCCTTTCTTGACGAAGATTTCCAACTCGAAGACGTACTTGTTTTTGCCCTTGCGGGTATCAACAAGGTCGCCGCCCTCCTCGGTGGCCTCTTTCTTCGTTCCCTCGGTCGTTGTCAGTTTGGCGGTGTCTTCCTTGATTTCGGGCATCTTATCCCACGTGGCAGAGGTTTCCGGTGCGCCGTCTTTGCTTTTGGTAAACTCTACCGTCGGTTTACCCCAACTTAATACAGACATATTCTTAATGTTTTAATGGTTTGTTAATCAATGTATTCGTATTTCAATTTAACCACGACGAAATGCTGCTGGGTTTCAGGCTCTTCCTCCGTGTAAATTGTCTGCTGCAACTTGAACTTGTAATTTGATACGGCTACCGTCAGGCTATCAACCCAATCCGATGCGGCTTTTTCGAGCGTTTCGCAACGCTGGCCGTTCTCCACGAGAACCCCGTTTTCGTAGGGGTCGATGTCAGGAACATAGATGTTTATGGTTACGACGCCTGTTTGAAGCTGACCGGGGAGGCCTGCTGTGAAAATTACGATAGCATCCTCTGCTTTGGAATCCCTCGGACGGTAACCCTTGCGATATACTTTCCCCGATATGAGTGCGGGGAGGGAACTGCTTTTCAGCAACGCCAGCACATCGCTTTGTATCTGTTTTCCTGTCTTTGCCATTATCGTTTTGTAAATCCAAGTTGTTTCATAAGGCTCGGCACGAGTTGTTCGGCCAAAAGTTCTGCGCTATCCAATACGTTATATCCTCTTGCTGATACATGGGCGGCATAGTTCATACCTGCCACCACAATCAAGACAATGCCGGACGGAAATTCCTTTGCAATTTGGCGGGCGAATGCTGCTCCGCCTTGCGACCCCTCACGCCCTTTTTTCACGGTGGCAAAATCGCTCGTCTGAACAATCTTGCCGTCCTTGACTATCACGTAGCCGATAGAGCTACGGAGGTTTCCCGTTTGGTCTTTGTAGGAGTTGGTCGATCGGGCTTCATTGATGCAGCGTTCACCGACGTAGGACAGATTATAGATTGTTTGTCGTTCAATCCTCTGTATCTGTTCTTCGAGGTACGCATTGACCTCCGACATCGGTGTTATCTGCTTTGCTCCCATATCAGACCAAAATCCGTAATTGACAAACCGCCGGTAACGGCTCTATTTCGATGACGGAAAATTCTCCGAGCATTTTTCCTCCGGCATCCCGCAACCGTAGCATTTCAGCATCATAAGGCTGTTCGTCTATGAGGATTTCATAGGAAGCGATAGTAAATGCCTCGCCGTTTGCCATGCCTTTGTTGCTGTATTTATTTGCCCGGTATTGGCACGGGATAGGATTACCCCAAGAAACAGACGGGGCGATAGGATAGTCCGTTTTAGGGTCTATCCCTCCGCCTGTCTTTATCTTCGCTTCGATTGTGCCGTTTGCGATAATCATAGCCTTGAACCTTTGTACCCGTAAATGGATTTCGGTTTGTTGCCCTCCTCCTGACATTCTCCGTATAGGGCGTTTGCCCTGTTTCGGAACTGTACTCGTTGTTCGTCTGTAAAGCTGTATGATTGCCCGCCCTGCGTAACGTCGGGGGCGAGGGAGAGCCATAATAGGAGGTCTGCTTGGGTGAGTTTGTATGCCGTCGTTTGCATAACCTCCTGCGTTGCCTCTGCCGTCATATCAAGCCCACGATATTCCGCTGCGTCCACGAGGGAACGCAACGGAATAGGGTAGGCATTGATGCCTTTCAGCGATTCGAGAACTGTTGCCATGACGTTTAGGCGTTACCTGCGGCCTGTGTTACTGATACCTCGACGGAGTTGTCCTCTTTGTCGGTTACGGTAACCTTGCCGGTTCGTTCGGCCTCTGTGTTGGCAGCAGCCTTTACGGTTACTTTGTTGCCCGAAAGCGTAACGGACAGCCATTCCTCGTCGGCCTCAATGGTCAGCTCGGAAGCATCCCCGTCGTAGTGAACATCGAACGTCTTGCTCGAACCCGATTTCGGGAACGCCAAAGAGGTCGGATTGACGCTCAACTCCTCGCCGGTTGAATCTGCATGGAGGATGTAGATGCTATCCACACCGTCGATAACCGGTAAGGCCAAAGCCTGTGCGGTGGTGAACTCTTTGAGCGGGTCGGTCTTCGAGTATTTTGCAACGAGGATATGCGAACCGGATTTCTGATAGTTCACACCGGCAACGGGGTTGGTTTCCTCGGCCAGCGTACCATACACGAGGCGTCCTACGTTCTCGCTGGGCAAACCTACGACGTTGGCCTCTGCCCAGGGCTTCACGGATACGCGGGAGCCGTCCGGCTTTTCGATTCTGAACGACGAATCGACGATGCGGAACGTGGCTCCATACTCGTCAGCTAACGCTTCCAGCATGGTTTCCCGTGACGGAACCGGCAGCGTATTTTCGTTCGTGATGACCTGCTTGTTGTAGTTCGCAGCGAGCAGTTTTCCCTGTTTCGAGTTGCGGAACAGGTTGAAATACTTTTTCGACAACATCACGAGAGTAATCGAGTTGCCGTCCTCCTGTGCCTTGTCGAAAAGCTGCTGCACGTCGTCCTGCGGAACTGCGTTAGCCTCACCCCATTTGGCCGTGGTTGCGTGGAACGTGTTTTCGGCCTTGTAACCGAAATCGGCTCGGACGCCCGTGCCTACATTTTCCTCGTCAGGGACAAGGGTTACGCCGGTGGACAGAGCTTGCAGAAACATGATTTCCTTGCGGACATCCACACCCTTGATTGCTTTCGGGGCGTCGTCGAAGATTTTACCTACGACGGTGGTTTCGTCGGCTCCTCTTGCCCGCATCACATTGATGTCGGAAATGGCTTTCTCGCCCTTGCTGAACTTGATACCAATTTTCGGGATAACGCCACTTGCGTTGCTGATTTTATCCCGCTTTTTCAAGGGCAGGGAGCTGTCCATAGCCACGACATCAGCGGCCACGACGGAGGTGTTCAGCTCGGTCGAACCCCAAGTGAGGTCAGCGGAGTATTCCTCCGTGAGCATCGTCTTGTGCAGAAGCTGCTGCTCCTTTTTCTTGTCGTTGATTTTTTCGGTAATCTTTCCGATTACGAGACGGAAGTACTTGTCAATGTACTCGATGAATAATGACGGATTCATAATTTAATCTCCTTTCTGTTTTAGACGTTAAGGAACTCGATGCGGGGCAATCCCGTTTTGATTGCCGCCGTCACGGGGTAAGGACTTGCCGCTGCATTGACCTGGCCGATGGTCAGGATTGCAGCTCTCGGGTCTTTTTTCAGCACAGAGGCTTTCAGAACGCCGAGATACGAATGTCCCGCCGGCAGCGTTTCGTACGCATTGCTGGCCACTCCGAGCGGCTTTACTGCTTTCGTCTTGTCATCCTGAATCAGGATATGGCCTGACTTGACGACATCGACATCTGCGGGCAGCCCCGACACGTCAAGGGTGCGTCCGCCGGGGACATCACCCAAGTCGTTCACAATGACGATAGCATCCAGCCCGTCATTCACCTCGTTAGAGGTTCTTTTCAAATCTGCGGTAGGCATTGTCTTTGAATTTTAATGGTTTAACCTAAGTTCATGCCGTCCACGACCCGCTGTGCCTCCTCGTCCGTCGCTTCCTTGACGCCGTTCGTTGAGGTCTTTGCTGCGCCGCCGGTGGCCGGTCTTCCGAAAACAGCTCCTTTCGCATTTGCGGTCTTGGCAAGTTCTTCGACTTCCGTTCCTACCTCGGACAAAAGGGTGTCGAACTCCTCGTCCGAAATGCTCTTGATGTCCGTGCGGGCGTAAGGCTTGCGGAGGTCTTCCGGCAACTTGCCGATGATTGCATCGAATTTCTGTTTTCGGCTGCTGGTAACTTTGTCGCCCTCGATTGCAGAAAGGCGGTCGGAAAGGCTTTTTTGCCCGTCGATGATTGCCTTTGCCCACGCAGGAGTTTCGTCGCCTCCGTTACCGGATTGATTGCTGGGTTCGCCGTTTTGTTCAGCAGATGCGCCCCCTTTGACCTGCTTGCCGTCTTTCAGACCATGTTTCTTTTCGTAGTTCGATACTGCGGTCTGCTGGGCTTCCGTCGCTCGGCTGTCGCCGTAGCTTTCGAGAACCTGTTGGAACGTTACCCCCTCTACTGCGGTTGCAACCTGTTCCTGCGTTGTTGCAGTCTTCGCCAACTTGTCGGCTATCCTGCCCAAGATTGCTTCGCTGACCCCCGTGAATTTGGCTTTCAGCGCATCCAAAATCTCTTTTCTCATACCGTTAAAAATTAACTGTTCATATTATATGCGACAAATATACTCAAAAATCGGATAGCGATTATAATATAATCATAAATTTTATTTCAAATGTTTGGTTTTGAATATCAACGCCATAAAATGCTGATTGAAAATAAATAACCTATTCAGTTAAAAATTCTCCGTGAAAAATTTGTTATAGCAAATATACTTCACTTACTTTGCAATGTGATTATAAAACAATCATAGCGAAAACCAAAAATAACAGAGATATGACACAGCAAGAATTTGAACAGCGGACGGGATTTATAACTACCCCTGAACTCTATACAGAGATTGAAGCCGAATATATGGCAAGCGAACTCGATAAGGATAAGTTCTGCAAGGTATGGATTAAGCAGGGAGGCATTGAGGAGATGAGCAACCGGATGAGAGGGCAAATCCTTACGCTTCGGCGAGAACTCGCAGAAGAACGCCGCAAAAGAGAGGCAGAACGTGAACACGCAGACAAAGAACTGACTGCTGCACTCACAGAAGCAAACGCCTACGCAAAAGAACTTACCCGCATTTTTAATCTCGAAAAGGACGACAAGGCGATGCGGGCAATGTTAAACAAACTGATTGCCGAGTACAAATAATGGCTATGACACAGATAATTGAAGCGGCATATATGGCAGGGTTCGAGCCAAGCTCGGACAACCTGCCCGCCGAGGAACTCTACAATGAAGCCCTCGCATATCTCACGGATTTGACAATTCATTAACAACCAAAAAATAACAGAAATGGAAACAGCAATGACAACGCAGCAAGGTTTGAACGAAGTTGTAATCAACAAGGTTCAGCGCATGATTGAAAACAAGGCCGTCGGCGTACAGGCCACAATGGAACGCTTGGTAAATGAGGGGAAAATCGCACAGGATTATATCGCCCCTATCGGAGTGGAACTGCGCCGCAACGACCACTCACCGATAATCACGTTCAGCGGAAACGGCCACGTCCTGATGAATATGAAGAGCGGGCAATACACGCTCCACGACAACGCTATCGGACAGTTGGCCGATAAAATGGGAATCCCCTCCCGCTATCTCCGGCAGCTTGCCTCCGGCGACGAATGGCAACGACAACTCGCCGCAACAGTTCTGAACGAACACAGCGGCTGGACGCAACGCACACGGGTTCTTATCCGCACGGTCGGCCAGCAGGTTCGAGGTGTGTTGAGCGATAGCTACCGCCGGTTGAACAGCGTTGAAATCCTTACTGCTTTCGTACAGGAAGCGAGCCAGCAGGGGGCTGTTATTGCCGACGCCTATATGAGCGACACGAAAGTATGGGCGGAAACGATACTGCCGCAGCCCATCGTTGTCCCGACGGTAAAGAACGGCGAGGTGGTGATTTTCGCAGGGGCGAGGTTCAGCACCTCCGACTATGGCGACGGAGCGGTTGATATGCGGGCATTTCTGCTTAATGGGGCTTGCCTTAATGGTATGGTTCGGGAGAGCGTGATGAAACAGGTACACCTCGGCTCCCGCCTCCCTGATAACCTGCAACTCTCCAATCGTACCTACGAACTTGATACCCGCACGACGGTTTCCGCAGTTCGAGACCTAACGAGGGGCTTGTTCAGCAAGGACAATATCATGCAAAAGGCTATCGAGATTCAGGGGGCAGCCGAAATCGACGTAGACTTCGACCAAGAACTGAAACGGCTGGTAAAAGCCGGTTCGTTGCTGAAATCGGAGGGTGAGAGCGTTGAAAAAATCCTCATGCGTAACGACCCCGACGACGGAGTACAGGGCGGGGCAACCCTTTGGAAGCTGACGCAGGCTATCACGGCACACGCACGGGAACTTGAACCCCGCCGCAGCCGAGAATTACACGAGATTTCGGGGGCTTTGCTCAATCGTGTAAAAGTAACCGCATAAACAATAACCGCCCGCCATTCGGCTTGAAAAGGTGTGAATGGCGGGCTGCTTAAAACCAACGAAACATGAAAAGGACAGATTTGAAATTTATCGGCATCGATAGCTGGGACAGGCCGGTTTACCAAGACCCCAACGGACAGTTGTGGAAAGACACCACGCTGGGAAGTGATACGCCCTCTTTCGCTTCCGCCTGTAATAACGAGTTCGAGGGAGAGCCGGATATGCCTATCGAAATGACATATCCCGATTTCGAGTAATTATGGCACGCCGAACCCCCGCCATAATACACAAAACAATGAATTACGGCGTAGTTTCGGCGTTTCAATACCCCATAGTAGAGTAAAGTAAAGGAGAGTATAGTAAAGTAGAAATATAAAATACCCTTACGGGTATTCCAAAATCGCCTACGATTGTCAGGCGGCAAAATCTGAAAATATGAGCGACAAAAAGCAAATTTATACCGTCCCTGTTCGGTTTGTGTTCAAGGGCGAGTTCAAAATTAAGGCCGTCAGCAGAGCGCAGGCGGAAGAATATGCCGAGAATGATTGCGGGTTGGTTCTCGGAGGCCGCATCCACTCGACGTTACCAGCAGAAGTGGTTGATTGGGATTTTCCCGTACACCCTGAAAAAATCGTAGGACATGGCAAGATTGAACATTGAACGACAGGAGCGGCTGGAGCCGGAGCGAATATCCCATGCAGTCCGGCGCATTGAGCAGCTTGGTTACACAATCACGCTGCGGGACAACAAAAAAATACAGTTCGTTCACAAAGGTAAGACCGTTACGTTCTTTCCGTACAGCGGCTGGGCAACCGGCAAAACGATACAGGACGGACGAGGACTTGGCAAACTCATAAACCAGTTGAAAAATGGACTTGATTGAACAGATTACGACCGTAGCCACAGGTTTGGGCTGGCAAGTTGATACCGATACCCCCACACCCGGTATTGTTGTATTTGAGTTTTCCCAATATACGCCGGCTGGACAGGACTTCAATTTCAGTGTCGATATGAAAGGTGATGACCCCGATAGCCTTTTGACTGAAATCGAGCGATATTACGAGGGGTTCGACCCGGATTATGAAGCCTCCTTGTGGATTGGCGATGATGGCCACGGCAAGAACGGTGCGCCTTACCATATCGCAGATATAGTTAGCGATATGAAAGCGGCGGAGACGATGATAGATACCCTTTACGAAACCTTGAAAACAGCATTACAATGAAAAGCGAAAATGCAAGAAAATATCTTGATAAAGATGCGGTCATTATGAATAACGGCGATCGCATGGTTGATGCCTCGATTGCATACACCGCAATAGATATTGCAGAACAGGAGGCCGAGGAGCGGATGCGGCAGAAAGCGGTAAAAGCATATTGCTCTGATTGTTGTTGCACCGTTGTAGGCACTTGCGGGATAGGGGCAGACGATTGTGTCGCATTGCGAAATTTTATCCAAAAACTGAAAGACAATGAAATCGATTGAGGAAAGAGCAAAAGAATATGCCGTAAAATGCCCCGGATGTCAAAATACGGAATGGGGATTTATAGCTGGAGCACAATCTGAACGAGGAGAAATGCTCCGCTGGCGAGACGCCGAAAAAGAGTTGCCGGAGGATGGCGCAACCGTATTGGGCAAAACCTCTTGTGTGCAGCACCCTTTCGTCATAATGAGATATATCGATCGCAAATGGTGGGTGTGGGCATATCCCGGTTGGGCTGCCCCTGCCGGTGAAGTTATCGGTTGGAGGCCTATTTACGAAATAGAACAGATGCCATGAGAACGAAAACCCTATACAAAGCAGACGGAGAGCGTCTGAAAATCGACCGGTTTCCCTGCTTCCATATAACCGGCAGCATCGCAGGTATGAGAAAGATGTTCTATGGCAAGGATGCCTTGTTGGTGCGTTGCGGAAGTTGGATTTACAACGTGTCGCAAGAACCAAGTATTTATTATTTAGCACATTAGTTATGGAGCGAAGTTATAAAGCGGAATTTCTGCGTTGGAAAGCAGAGTTAGAGAAAAAACATGGCAGGATGATTTATGCCCGCCTTTCGGAAGTTATCGACACAAATAACAATTTGTCCGTTGGCGATATGGTTATGTTTACCAACGATTACGGGGTAACGTTCGGTCCCAATGAGGTATTGGGTTTCTGCAAGCCGGACAGTTTCCTATGCCCGCACCGTTATTCCAAAGACGAAGATTGCGGCATCGTGTTTTTGGATAGCGACGCATATTGGTTTCCCGACCGTCTCGACCAATTAACGCTGGTAAGAAAGGGAGGTAGCAATGAGTGAACGGGAGTTTATCTATCGGGTGTCGTTCAAGGAACCACCCGTGCCGGACGAACCATCCCGCACAGATTGGTTTTTCACCTCGCTGGCGGCGATATACGACCAATTCAGCAAGGAGGAAATAGGGTGTCAAGTATCACGTCTTTGGAATCTGAAAATCACTCCCGGCAATCCCTACAACGGGCGGCGATGCACTATCACGAAAGAACCCGTACAGAGAAAAAAACGGAGAAAATAGGCACATTTCTTGTGAAAGATTTGTATAAATGTAACTAATTAGTTACTTTTGCGGTGTAGAAATAACGATAAGATGAAAAGAGATTTGATATTTTCGCCGGAATACATTGAGTTTGAACAGAGTTCAAATACTCGCACCCGTGAAAAATTACGCTATGCGGTATCAATTTTGGAGTCCGTACAGCCGATACCGACCAAGTTCGTTAAGAAATTGACGAACACCGATTTTTACGAGTTGCGGGTTTCGGTTGATAATGAAGTTCGGGTTATCCTGTTTTCGGCGGACAATGAAAATATCAACCTCGCATCGAGCGTTATCCTACTGAATGGCTTTGTGAAGAAAAGCACAAAGGATTACGACAAGGAGATTACAAAGGCTATCAACATTTTAAGAAAATTGCTATGAGTACGACAAACAACCGATTAACAGCAGAGGAATTGCAGAAACTCCGGCAGACGGATTTCAGCAAGAAACCGGGGTTCGTAAAGGCCGAAACGGTACTCGCCAAAGAGGTTGGCGAGGTCGGCACTCCGGAACGGGAAGAGTTCGACGCAAAGGCTCGTGCCTGGTATTATGGCGAAATGCTGCGGGAGCGGCGCAAAGAACTCGGCATGACGCAAAAGGAACTTGCCGAGCGTGTCGGGCGGGAACGCACCTACATCAATCGCATCGAGAAAGGGGAAACAGATTTGCAGCTCTCCTCGTTCATCCGCATTGCTGCGGCATTAGGCATTATGCTACGCCTTGACGTGAACTTGGCGTAAGGTAGAATCTGAAAAAAGGAGGGCGGTCATTGGCCGCCCTCTTTTTGTGCGTATTGTCTGTTATCTTTCAGGAAATAAGGTAGCGTCCCGCTGTTGGTGGCCTTTTCAATCCTGTCGTGGTTCTTGTTTCTCCATTCCTTGAAATTTTGCGGTACGTCGGACACCCTGTTTGCGCTTTCCCCGTTCAACGGTTGTCCGAGCATTATTTGCTCGTTGTCTGCCTCGATTTCCTCCAATGTTTTGAGTATCGTAACGGCGTGGCAGCGGCAATACGGATGCCAGCCCGTGAACTTGAAATTCTTGGGATAACGTCCGGCCAACTCATCGCAAATGTCGGTAAACGCCCGCCCATTGAGGGTGTGGTTGTTCGACAGCCGAATTTCTATGCCCACCACGAAATCGAGTTGTTGCCAGCGTGTATAATCCGAAGTCCGATAGGCGATGTTGGTTTCGGTCGCAGCCAAACGGTGGGCATTTTTGTATGAGGAGCGGTAGACCCCTTGGCCGGGACTGAATGCAGCTGCTCGTTGCGATAGGTGCAACTGCCCGTGCTCATCCCTAACACGTCGAAACAACTTGTCCGGGTGTTGTAGGTATTGCCGTAGTGTCCGGCTCATTTCATCGGCCGAAAGCCCATCCCGCAGACCGAGGTCGATGCCCATTTCTATCTCCGTTTTGAATTGCTCCGTGTACCGCCATACCCTGTCGGATAGCTTCAAACCGCCGATTTTGCGCTCCATGAACGCTTTACGGGCATTGTCGTTGGGGTTGTAATACTTGCGAGCCTGTTCCGGCGATAGCCTCTTGGCATATTCACCGAACACGATGTTGCACAATTCGCTATTTTTATTGTTCGCCAACGTCCACTCGGCCTCGATGCCGTTAAGAATGACCGTCGATATGCCCGTTTTCAACGTGTGTAGCAGCTTTTCGATGCGAGCCTTTGTGCTTGGATAGCTGGCGAACGAAAAGGGCTTGTCGGGGTTGAAATGGGGCACAGATGCCCCGATAGCAGCAGCCTCACGCACGGCAGACCGATAAATAGCTTCAATCTGCCGTGCATAACGCTCCACGTCTTTCAGGTGCTTACTCTCCCATTTATCCAGCCGTGCCATTACCTCTCAATTCAAATACATTGCATTGCGGGTCGTCCAAGAACTTCGAGAACTTCCCCTCCTTGTAGTGCGGGCAGCGGCACATAAACAGTTCTCCCCGCCAATTCTTTTCGTGCCAATCGTAGCTATGAACGCAGTCCCGACACGCATATTTCGGTCGTTCCCGCTGTTGCTTTTTTTTCGCTGCGGCCATTGTCATTCCTCCTCTATGCGGTCGGGGGCAGGCATTTCTTCCAACCGTATCGCTTTTATGGTTTCACGTCCCTCCAAAATCGCTTTGCACAGGCGGTGATAACCGTCGGCAATCTGCCCGCAATCGTCGAGGATGATAGGATAGTCCAGCGAGCAATCCTGCACCCGTTTGCATTGGAAGATAAACTGCGATAGGTTGTCTGCCGAAAACGGACTGTCGGTCAAATCCACAGCCCACAGCGGGAGGTCTCGCACTTCGTAGCCTTTGGCCTGTGCAAACAAGTACAGCGATTCAGCCCTCCAAACCTTATTACCCCGGACGAACTCGCTTTCTCCGAACGTCATTTGTGATATACGTACTTTTGTCATGGGTCTACTCGGATAAGTTGAACGCATCGACGGTTTGTTCTTCGGCGAGTTCCTGCATCGTTTTATCGACATCGCTGCTCTTGCCGTACATTTCGACGCTCTGACGCTGTGAAATGATAGGTTTGCCACCGTTGGCCGTCGTGAGGCATGTAATCGTGTCCTTTTCATCGGTAATCGTGAACGGCGTTATCTTCATTTCCACTTGCAGGCTATCCACGTCTTTCCATTGTTTCTCGGGCAGCATCGTTTTGAGGAACGCTTTGACGACGTTCATTTCACGGTCGAGGAATTCAAGCAAACGCCCGCTCTCGTCCTCGACTTTGAGTTGGGCATCAATGAATAGCTGCTTACGGCTCTCGCCCGACATGGGGTTTGATTTCATGCTTTCGTAACTCCAATCCGGCAACTGCAACTGCGTGAAGAACGATTGTCGCAGCTCTGTTATGTGGAATTTCAGATTTTCAACAGCCTGCGGCCATGTTATATAATTGGCTGATGAACCCTTGGGGTATTGCAACACGCTTTTGAACTCCTTGTTTTCGGATTCTTCTCCGCCGAACTTTATTTCTTCGTCTGCAAAGACGCAGAACACCGGCCTACTGTTTTTGCGGAGGTAATTACCGTTGCGGCTCAACGCCCATTCAATTTCGAACACAATTTTCGAGGTGTCCTCCCAAATAGGCGTCGGGCGAAACATATATACGCCGGGGATTTTGCCGAGGGTAATATCATCATCCTCGATAAGCTGCCAACCGTTGTTTTCGTTCGACCATTTCAGGTGCTTGTTGTCGGTGTAGGTGTCGAAGTATGAAACGGTTTTGCCGAGTTTCTTTCGGGTGTAACCAACGGATAGGGCAATCAAATCGCCATACTCATCGAACAGCGGGTACAATTCGTCTCCCTGCATCGGCGAGTAGTTTTTGCACCGCAATTTCAACGGGCTATCAAATCCGTAAAGGTTGTGCCGTTGTTCAACGGCATACCACAGCGTCATGACTTCACAACCGGCGAACAGCATGTTGCTCCGTTCGATGTTCACGCTGTCAATGCGATTCCGCTTGTAGATTGCCTCCAACATTTTGGCAATTTTCTGCTCCCCGTCGTTTTGGGGGTTATAGATGCGCTTAACAGGTATGCCGAAGCACAGTTCCGTCATGCGTTTTACTGCCAATCGTTGCAGGTCGTATGTGATGCGAGTAACGTAGTCAATAGTGCCGTCATCTTTCACAATGTCGGGATATTTGGCTTTGTTCATTACGGGGTGTTTCTTGGGGTCGTACTCGTGTATCAAACCCCAACGTCCCGTCCATGCCGGTACGCAAACGGCTTTTTCTTTCAAGTCGGAGATTATCTCCGTTACCGGTCTGTTCTTGTCGATGATTTCTTGGATTGTCGCCATAACTGTTTATATTATAATCATTTTGTTTGCAAAAAAAAATTAGTACACAGCTCCCGCAATGCGTCTTTTATCCACCGGACGCCTGATGACAACCGGATAGAACGTGTTGGCCAGCGCATCAAATTTGTCGGTAGAGCGTCCGAGCCGTTTTTTGATGTCCTCTTTGGGTTCGATGACTATTTTGCCGTCGGAGCGGAACGACCATCGGATTTCGGCTGCTTCTTGGGCAAATTCTTCGTCCGGCGGCAACATGGCTCCCGTGTTATTCTTGGGGTTGAGCCAATCTCGGATGCACCAAAACAGATATGCTCGCATATTGAGGAACTTGTATTGCCCCGTGATGTCGGTCAGCTCTTTATCACGGGCTTTCGCTCCCTCGCTGTATTTGCAGCTTATGATATACGGGCTGTCGTCAATCTCGTGTGCCCGAGAATAGACACCCGCACCCTCGCCGATTGTGTCGATGCTGACAAACGACGCATGGTGCTGGCGGCGGTGGTTGATGATGTCGCCCGCAACCCTCATGTGGTCTGCCGTGCCTCCTGAATTATGCTTTTTGAATGGGGCAACCCAATTCTCGATGCGGTTGCAGTAGACAGTTGCGTCCCGTCCCATTCCGGCCACATCGACACCGAGCCAATTTGTGCCGGTGTGTTCCCCTTTATGTTTCCGCCAGCGTTCCTGTGCGGCCTCAATCCACTGCATCGGGATAAGCACATCGTCAGCTACTTTCGGGAATTTGCCGAGAACCTTTTTGCGAAATAGGTCTTCCGGTCGATACCATTTCCCCTCGAAGCAGAAGTCGTCGAGTTCTTCTTGCACCTCCGATTTGTCGATACGGGTACACCATTGTTCGAGTTTATCGGCTACCCACTCGTAATCAACCTGGCCGGGAATGATGATTTTATGCTCGATGACGTTAGGGGCTGTAAGGCTGTTCAGCCGAAATTTCGTCCAGCGTTCCCCTCGTTGGCTGCGGGCTGCATACCCGATAGGGGTGTTGGGGTTGAACACCAGCAAAACACGGCTATTGCCTTGCAAGTTACCCTCGATTGCCTCGAACGTATTATCGCTGATACCGGACGCCTCCGTGATGACAAACATCGTATTTACGGCGTGAAAGCCTGACCATGCCTCGTGATTATTCTCGTCGGCCTTAAAACCGGTCAAGAACCATTCGTCGCTGTCCGTGCGAATGTCATAGGCGTTCAGGCGTCCGGGCAGTACGATGCCTCGTGATTTTGCTCGATTGTAGAGCCTTGAAATCTCCGGCATCATAATGTTTTTTACCTGCCTGTCAGTCGGAGCGGTGAGGGCAACTTTCGTGTTCTCGATGAGTTGGCGTTGGGTATTCCACCGGGGCGTCAGGTACAGAAATGACATGGCAGCACAAGCAGCGACGAAGTCTTTGCCACGAGCCGTGCCGGAAGCAACCGACGTGCGAGGGTTGAATTGGACGCTGGACAAAATCTCCTGCTGCTCCCTGTCGAGGGTAACGCCGAGACCGTCCCGGACAAACCGGTTCCAATCCTCTCTCCACGAACGCATCAGGTCGATGCCTCGCTGCCGTAATATGTCGTTATTTCTCTTCATTGTCATCCACGATGCCGCTCTCAATGAGGAATGCCGCAAAACTCATATCGCCCGAAATATCTTTCTTTTCGGGGGCATACAGGCCGAGCAACTTCCGGCGTTCTGCAAGCTGCTGTCTGATTTCCGCAATGTATGACGGGTCGCCGAGACGTATAACCTCCGTTTCTTTTCGTTCGGTTTGGTAGGTGCGGATAGATGTTTCTCCCGTCTTGCTGTCTCTTGTTGGCGAGCCTTTCTGTTTACGGTCGGTCTTGGTGTAGTCGGTTTTCGACTTTTCCCATTGTTCCCACAACTCCCGGCAGGTTTCGTCGATGCGTTCCAATTCAAGCTGCAAGGCCAAATCCATATTCTCCAAGCGGCTTTCCCGCCACTCTTTGAGGAGGGTTTGGATGTCCCTGTTCACGGTGGCCGTCGAATAGGTTTCCAGTCCGAGGCGTTTCATTACCTCGGACTGGATTTTCCGTATGCTGTAACCACGTTTGTAGAGTTGCGCCACGATTTCGAGGCGGGATAATTTCAACTGCCGACGCTTTCTCTGTTGTGCCTCGCTCATTTTACAACTCTTTTGTCATTTCCAAAAAACGCTGATAGTATTCGAGGTTGCAGCTTGACAACTCGATGTACGATTTACCATATTCCGGAAAGGTGTGTACGGCAAAGTGGCTTTCTGAGAGTAACCACAAAGCCGTATATCCTTGCGGTTCGAAATGGTGGGCTGTAAAGCGGAGAATATTGAATCCGGCCTTGCGTAACAGATTTTCGAAATGCTCTCTAATCTTCTGCGGATTCGTCTCCGCTATCCACTCTGAATAGTTCCAAATCTTCGCTTGCATATTCGATTTTTTTGTAGTTGTTCTTGATTTCTTTTGTGTTGCCTTTGTAGAACACGAGGATATTTTGGTGCATCTTGGCTACCTTGCGGCTCTCCATATAGCGGGCGGCACGGAGGGCTGTGCTGGCTCCTGTTTCTATGAGGATAAGTTCGTTATACAGGGCTGCTCCGTTCTCTTTGAAGATGCGTTTCATATCGTCAATGAAATTGTAGTAGAAGCCCGTTTTCTTATCCCGAACGTCCCCGACGACAATAACTGCAAACCGGTTTTCTTTCAGACAGCCGAGGGCGGATTTGAAAGCGTTTGCCAGAATTGTGAGAAACTCCTCGTATGTTCCCTGATTGGACGCATCGTTTTCGAGATCGGAGTATTTTTCGAGGTCATAGTACGGCGGGCAGCTAAACAGTAAATCCATGCTGTTCGGCTCAATGTGTTGTCCGATATTTTGCCCGTCGTCACAGATATACCGTGCGGACATTCCCTCGACCCGCTCGTTGTTGAGTTGAGCCTGTTCCGGCCGGAGTTCGATGCCGGTGAACTCATTGCCGAGATAGGCCGATACATAGCCGAACACGCTATCGCCTGCGAAGCAGTCGAATGTCTTGCACCGTTCTAACCCAAACCAACGGCAAATAAGTTCAGCCATAACGGGGTCAAGCAACGACACGCCCGCCGACAGGACTTTGGCCGCCTCTCGCTCTTTGACTTCCTCCGGCACATATTTGTCGAGGTATTCCTTGAATGAAAGGCCGAGCGATTCTCGATGCTCCCGTGTCTTTTGATAGATGTCTTTGTACTTGATTTCGGGGCTTGTTATCAGCGTATCGTTGCGGCTTTCGCCCATATCCCCGATAAGTTCCCGCCACACCTTTTTACGGGCTTGCCAATAGCCTTTGCGGGTGTCGAGGATAGAGAACGGCGGAATAACGAAACGGTCGGTCAATGAACCGTTGGCGGGTTTGCTGCTTTCGCTTGCCTCTCCGCCGCCGTTGTTGTTATCGGTCTGCCATACATCCAATCCCCAATCTTCGAGGTCTTCTGCATCCCAATCGTTTGCCAACATATCGAAGTCCCATTCACCGTAGCCTACGTTATCTTTGATGATGAACTCCTTTTGTTCGGCATCCGATAGGTCAGAGGCTCGGATAACGGGGGCGGTAGGATTGTCCTGCCAACGCTCCCAATAAGAAATCAAAACCTCTTTCTCGGCCTCTGTCTTTTTCTGAAAATCTCGGATGTCGCACAGCCTGGCTTTCAGGTCGTCGAAAGACATCCCAGCGATGAACGTCAATGCCCGATAGCGCATGTTACCACCGAGAGAAACGAACGTGTCGTCTACCACAATAGGGCGGAGTTCCAACATTTTCGGCAAAGCGAGTATCGAGTTTACCAGCTTGTCGAACTTGTCGTCCTTGATGACACGGGGATTTGCCCCGTTGGTCTGAATTTGCGAGAGTTTTGCAATTTCGGTTTTCATAGCCTCATTCCCATACTTTGTCCTGTTGATACTCGCCGAACAGTCCCCAGCGGCACATTGACGCATAAATAGGGGTATTCAACTTGAACTCCTTGCATATCTCCTGCGGGTTGATGTCCATTGTCCCCTCGGCCAACGTGTTTCCCGCCGTGTCTTGAACGATGAAATCCACCGCCTGTTTGCCGATGCAGCAGGCGAGGGCAGTCATTACGTCCGTTTTGTACTTCATCGAGTAGTTGATAGCGAGACGGCGGGCTGCGAGGTTCAGCGTAAGGTCGGCCTTGCTTGCGTCTTTCGTCCAAGGGGAACCGCCGCCGATTTTACTGTTGCCGCCGTAGAAATCCACAGCCAATTTGCGGCCTGTCGTGCCGCAGTCTGCGATAGACGAGTGCTTGACATATCGTCCCGTGCCGTTGATGATGAGTTGATACCGGCCTTTGATTCGTGAGCGCACGAAATGTTTCACGGTCTTTTTGCTGGTGTCGTCGAGCAGCGGTATTGCCACGATGACCTTTTCGACCTTATCGTTGCTGGTTATGACCTGCGTTTTGATGTCGAGGCCTCCGATGCCGCTCTCGAACAGGTCTTTGCACAGTCTTTTGGCGAGGGTATGGTCAAGAGGCATTCCGCAGGTGTCAGGCCGGTATTCGCAGTACCCGAAGAAAATGCCTTGGTCGCCCCAGCCGGACAGCCCTTGTGCTATATCGTTGCTCTGCTGGGTGATGAGGCTTTCAACGTCCAAAAGGTCGCCGCAAATTGTGTTCTCTGCACCCCAGCGTTCCTGATACTCTCGTGTGTATCCGATTTCATTGACGGCCTCCCGAACGAATCGGCGAATCTCCTCCGGGCTGAAAAGGTGTGTGCTCGATACCTCGCCGCCGAGCGTTACCCGATAATCCTTGATTTGCACTTCCACCGCATATCGGGTTTGCGGGTCGTGTTCGATGTATCGGTCGAGGAGGTATTGCGAAATATAGTCCGCCTTTCAGTTGATTACAGGCCGTCAGAATGTCGTCGGAAACTTCGATGATTTTACCCTCTGTGTGGCGAGCGTATTTCGTGATGACGTCGGTAACGGTAGTGGCTTCCGGTTCCACGTTCCCTATGATGTTGTCCACCCAAAAGCGTTCAACCTCCTCAATCATCCAGCCGAAGAAGTCAGGGACAAATGCGATGTCCTTATATCCGAATTCTCGGCCGGAGCATAGCCAAGCCAGCGAACCTTGCTTAAACTCCGAGACACCGAGCAGGTATTGAACCTGGCAGAACCAATGTTTCGGCAGGTCGTCGGGGTCGATTGACATTTGGGTTGTCTTGCATTCCAAAATTCCCTTGTTGTTCGGATTTCGGTGGTCGTCCAACCAATATGTACGGTCGGGAGAAGCCTGCAAGAAGCCCTTTTCGTTGTTCTTGAACAGCCAATCTCCGGCTGAACTTTTGATTACCTCTCGGCCTGTTGCGTCAGCCCAAAACTGCGATACGGCATCTTCGAGGTAGTGCCCGGCTTTCATCGCAAATGTTTCGTCTTTGGGGGCATCCAACCCCTTTTTACGTCTCCATAATTGGTATGGAGTTTCCCACGGATTGAGGCCGAGAATTGTTGCTACTTCGGAACTTCCGATACCGTCTTTGCGGTATTCGAGCCATTCGGCTCTGTCTTTGGGGCGTATTACTGTATTGCTCATTGTTGTATAAAATTGGGGGATAGACCGAAACCTATCCCCGTTGATTGTTTCTATTACTTTTTAATCAGGTTGAAATCAGCCCATAATTTGATGAACTGCTTCCCGCAGTAAATGGCGAGGTCGCTGCTTCGCAAGCAAAGGCGAGAGCCGAAGTGCGCAGACGCAGCCGAGGGGGCGTGATACGAATGCGCAAAGCCGAAGCCCGCATATTCAGTTACATAGTCGCCGGTGTCAATCATTCGCCGCTCCTGCTTTTCCCCGTCGCCCATGTCGTCGAGTTCCGCCTGTGTGTAGAGGTAGAACCAAGGATAATACCGCCATTCATCCTCAGTAAACTGCGGTTCCCAGCCCTCGTTGATAGCGGCACAGATGATGCGGAGTTTGAGGTAGGCGGCAAGGTCTGCGGAGCAGCATCCCTGCCAATAGTTCCACTCTTTTACAAGAGGATGTTCATCGCCAAGCTCCTTGCAGGCATCCTCGAACGTCTTGATACGTTCTGTTACGGGACGGTTGTCTGTGGCGGTTACTGCATCGCCGAACAATGTGGCGAGCAATTTTTTCGTGTTGTCGTCAGCCTGTTTGTAAGCTGCTTCGAGGTTCGTTTTTTTGATTTCTACGTTATCCATTGTAATGTTGAGTTATGCTCTTGCGAGCGGTTATTTATTGGTCATTTCACCGGTTTCGGGGTTTACAGCCTCCGGAGTAGCGGCGGGTTGCCCGTCGCCTTGTACTGTGGATGAAGATGCTGCGGCGGCTTCCGCAACCTTTTGGCGTTTGGCTTCGGCCTGTTTTCGGGCTTCCTCGGCCAACTTCTCTGCGTCGGCGGTGTTCTGCTTGAATGTCTCGGCTACGGTCGTTGTACCCTCCTTTATGGCGTTTTTCAGGCCGCTCAACTCGAACACCATTTCGCTGGTGATTTCTTCAATGCGTTTCACTCCGCAGTAGGTGAGGATGTCCGCCTGCGATACGCCCAATTTGCCGAAGTAGGCAATCATATTCTGTCTGCGGGTTTCGAGGTCTATGGATTTGCCGAGTGCAACCTGTTTGATTTCGTCGATAACCCGCTTCGTTACGGCTTTCGGAACTACTTTCAGAACTGCATTTCGGAAAGCGATTGCCGATGCTGCGTTGCCGGTTGTAACCTGCATATCTTCCGAGTAGGTTCTGCCGGTTTTATCCGTTATGCGGCGTTTCACTTCGACCGAAACGGCAAGGTTGGTTTCGAGGTCATGGCATACGCCTTGCGCCGTGATAGTCTTGCCGTCGTTTCCGATGATGCGGGTTTGTACCCGCATATTTCCCCATGCCCCTGCGATAATTTCTGCGAGGCGTACCGATACGCCCTCAATGAGAGTTCCCTGTCGGCGCAGGGCATAGAAACAATCTTCCGCCGTCGAGTTATCAAGTGTGGCGATTGTTTTGATGTTGTTCAATGCCCCGTAAATATCACGGGGATACTGCTTTGCGGTGGCGATTTGCGTATCTACCTCCGCCCGGTTGATTGCTTGCAGCATATCAGCCTGTTTGATTTCAATAATATCACTCATAATTGCTGATTTTTTGCCCTCTTACAGCTTCGGGCTTTGCTTGTGCTGGGGGCAGGGTTCGAACCTGCGAAATAGAGGTGGCAAAGTCCGTGAGCGCACTTAAATCGCCACCTTAGCGTAATTCCGCCTCGCCTCCCCAGCATGTTATAATGGTAATTTGGATTGCCCCAATTCACTCATGCGTGTTCCTTTCATCGGTAGCGGGTGTTGGTGGTAATAGGTTTTCCAGCGTCGCCCGTCTTTTTCATTCCAATAGCTTTGTATCTCGAATCCCTCGCTTTTGAGGAGCGATACAATCTTGCGGAAATCGACGGTCTGCCCGATTCGGTTCCCTTGTGCCGTTGTCATCCTGATTCCTGATTCAAAGGCTGCTCGGATGCGGGCTTTTGCTGAATTGAGGCTATCTTCCATAACTCACTTCTTTTTGTTGATTGCTGTATAGGTAGTAGCTGCACTTTCAATCTCGGCATTCGTCTGTATCTTGTTTTGCAGCATCCAATCTTCGATTTCATCTTTCTTGAAATAAAGAGTGCGTCCGTTAGGCTTGTAGTGCGGTATTTTTTGTCCGCTTGTCAGGCGGTATATATGCCCTTTCGTAAACCCTGTTATCAGGGCAACATCATCTATCGTCAGAACATTTTTTGCTCCCAGCAGTGTTATTTTTTCAAGCCGGTCTATTTTGGAGGTCAACTCTTGGAATTCCTCCGATCGGTGTTGTTTGTCTTTATCATTCATTGCGTTAGTCATAATCAGGTTCATAAATATCTTCTATGCTGCCCATCCCGTCGCATTCGCCGCAACTTTCAATCTCTCTTGCCTCGGCTGGCAATATGGCGTATGCTTCTTCGGAAATCCGGTCGCCGTTCTCGTTGTAGTAGATTTCTCCCGTACCATTGCAGGCTGGGCAGGTTATCATTCGAGGTTCCGGAGTGCAACATGGGCAACCGGGGTAGCCGTTACATACCGAGCAGCTCATATCTCACAATCATTTTCATCGTTCAAATCAGGTAGCAGTCCTGCTTTGTCGAGCCTTTTTCCTACGAGGCAACATAACCCCAGCGAGACCAGCCCGCCTCCTTTCAGCAAGCAGAATTTCCCCAAGGACATATCGTCTATCGGTTCGCCGGAGAGCCAAAGGATAGATAGGATTCCCCATAAGCCTATCGCATACATACGGGCATATTTGGCGATTGTCTGTTTGTCTGTTTTCATAGAGCAGGAACTATTGATTGAGCGATAATTTTCTGATAGTTGTGCAAAAGCCTGACGAGGCGGCGATTTTCGCTGTTGAGCGTTTTGTTCGAAGTTTCGAGAGCAGTTATGTACCGTTGGTCATCCATGCCGTTGCGGGCAACTGAAACCTCCTCCGTCTGTATTTGCTGTTGCAGGGTATTCTGTTTGCCCGCAGCCTTTTTCTCCCAATACCGTTGCTGGTATTTTTTGTTGTATTCGTACTTGGCTCGTGCAGCTTCGGGGCTTAATTTCGTACTCATAATTTGCCCTCCTTTTTAAGCCGATTTTCGGCTCTTTTACGCATAACCCAAATAGTTGATGAGGAATGGATATTGTACTTTTGCATCAGATGCTGGGTTACGCCGGTTGCGCTTTGTCCAGGGACGGACATTAACTCGTTCCATTCATTGTAGATAGCCATATCTCTGGCTTCCTGCTCTTCCTGATAGGCCGTTTTGAAAACCTTTTGCTCCATTATTTTTGCATTTACTGTTTGGTTTATTTTCGATTTCAAATTTTTATTCATATTTTTGAATGCGGTTTTATTAAAACCCGTGTGCAAATATAAACTTTGTTTCGATTTCAAACAAAATTTTCGACACAAAGTTGCGATTTGATTTTAAGAATGATTGTAAATGACGGAAATACAAAGAGTTAGAAAAATAATAAATTGGCTCGTTTTTATGGAATACGCCGAAAACGAGCGTGAATTGGCCGAGAAATTAGGCTATACAAAATCCTCATTTTCACAGATAGTAAATGGGAAAGTCCCTTTATCGGAAAGGTTTGTACAGAAATTGGCGTCTGTCGATAAAAATATAAACGAAGTTTGGATACTGACGGGCGAGGGTAATATGCTTAACTCTTCGGAGGCGGGGGGAAGTGTTGTAACTATTCCGTCAAATGTTTGGGAGGTGATACAAACGCAGGCCGAAAGCCTGAAAAGCAAGGACAAACAGATAGACGAATTGGTCGCCATACTGAAACAGCAGATTGCGGAAAGCAAAAAAACATCTGTCCAGCAGGAAGACAATGCCACCTCTGCCGTTGCAGGATAATAGAGTTCGGACGAACTCAATATAAAGTACCGTTATATTGAATTTTATGAATACAAGGTTGCTCGAAATAATCAAATACAAGACAGGCGGGCGGCAACGAGAATTTGCAGATTTATTGGGCTGGACGCCTCAATATCTCACAAAATTGCTCAAAGGGGAGAATTTCGGTATTACGCCGGTAATGACGATTGTTTCTAAAATGCCCGACATCAATGCCCGTTGGTTCCTGACCGGTGAGGGGGATATGATTGAAGAACCCAAGTATGCCGACATTCGAAAAACAATGCTCGAAAATATGCTGGCATTGCTCGATATTGAGAAATATATGCCTGTAATGACCCCCGAAGAATTGCGAAACTACGAGTTTGTTGTCATAGGACATAAGAAGCCAGATTTCAGCCCTGAATTGGTTTCAAAATGGCAAAGGTTATTACAGGAGCGAGAGGATAAAATAGGTGCAAAATTCAAGGCCGCAAACGCCCATTCAGAAACGATATGCAGCAAAGTGAAAACGAAGAAATAACAGCCCGATTCTTTGAGGCTTTATACGCCCTGAAAGCAAAGGGAATGATACGAGGAAAAAAGACTTTTACCGACCGATATAATATCAACCGGTGGAACTTGAATGCCCTCGAAGCAAAAAATCCTAATGCCACGCAAAATAGCGCACAGTTGCCGTGGCTTGTGTATCTCGTCAGAGATTATGGCGTATCTGCCCATTGGTTGCTTACAGGGCAAGGAGAGATGTTCCGAAAAACGCCGTAGCCG